AGCCGACCTTCGTCTACTTCATTGCCGCCCAAACCTGGTAAGTCTTGAACTGCCAAATCCGCTTGTTCTTTGACTCTTGATTGTAACTCGGCACGAAGCCTGGAATAGATCTAGCTATGTTCTCATAAGCTTCCAACCTCTTACGAGAGAGCTGGAGAAAGTCTTTTAGGTACTTATCTCCTTTACCAACAAACTCTGCAAACTCACCAAATAACGGATGATCACAAGTGTTCTCCGTAATCATTAGATTTCGTATTGTGAGCATTTCCTTTGACCATTTTCTTGGATCATGATAGCGCTCCGGAAACAAGAGACTGTTAAACGCTAACATTACAGGATAAACTCCTCCCAATTCCATGGTGCCGTCTGAAGCTCTAACCTGATACTGCTTATAATAGTACCTTTGTAAATAGTGCGCCTTAGTGTCGGACACCAGTTGCTTATCTGCGTTCCCTGTCATACCTACTTTGAAGCAGAGATCGCTAAACACGTTCGCACATTCGTCTTTATTCCAAGGTACGATAACACATCCGTCGTCACCTTGCACAAGACAGTTAGTCGCTTTCGCATATATCCACATGATAAACGCAAATACTGTTTCCAATAGGTTAGTCCACTCTGAACCACTAATTAAAGAATGTTCAGCGATACTTTCCCTGAGAGACCCGTCCTCAAGCGGAAATATAATCGGAGTATCGGCTATGTACTCGATAATCTCACGAAGTTCTTTCCAATATTGCTCTTGAAATGCATATTTGAGCACATCATATGTCTCGAGCATACACTTCTTGTTAAATCTCTGGTCCATCCCAGTGAAGTCAGAGCTTAGGATTGTCGCTCCTCCTTGATCTAACTTTTCCCGTGAATCGACTCCTTTGTTCCCGATCAACATTGCAGTCATTGCGTGGCGTACATGCTCGTTGCCTTCCCAAGCGCTAAAGGCTGGTAGATTTAATTTTCGTATTGCATCTTGAACAACCATCGAATAAGCAGCTCCATGTACATTCGTTGCGAATGAAGTCATGAAGATTAGACGAGTTTTGCCCCTTGTAGAACGTTCGCCTAATATGGCAGGTTGTTTCCAGAGCTCTCCAGATTGATGCTGTAAACAAGCATCTATAACTTCCGGATTGTTGCGGCGTCGGAAACTCACTCCCGGCAGGAACCCACAGTTGCTAATTAGCTTCTGATCGTTCTTGAGTAAGTCCACAACTCTACGATGAGACATCGGTCGGAGACGCCTGCTAAAGTGCAGCATTGTGATAGCCTTCTTCTTAGCGTCAGCCCATTCAGCGGAGGAAAACGTCATATTTTGTATATCAAGATCTGGGTGTCTATCTTTTCCATCCTGTTCCCCATACACGCCGAAGTACTCTAAAATTTTCGGATATAGTGAGCTGATAGCAGGGTGACCTCCCTGAGGTCCAACTTTCGACTCGGCTCGTAAGTCATCTTCAGCAATATCACTATAGATACCTCCTCGTTGCTTCAGACCGTCGAGCATTGAGCGAACCTGGGTGGTCAATTGTTCAGGAGAATGTGAACTATACCATTTTGATCTTGGGGTTGGATCTGCTGGACGAGCAAGATTAGTGACAAATGGGGTGAAACCCTGAGCTAGTTGGAGCTCTTTCTTCCACACAAGTCTTAAAGGTTTGGAAACCTTCTTGATAGATGCCACGGGATCTTTAGTTAATTGTACAATTTGTCGTACTGTATTCTTCATTTTCAGTACTCCTTTCTTTGTCTGATTGAGCCTCAAGAGCGTTTAACTCGGCTTGCTTCTCATATTTAGGCTGTACTTCAATTTTCACCTTCTCAGCTTCT